CCCAAGGATCTCTGATGGTGACAAGATTAAGTTCGTTTCCTTGGTTGTTCCTAATCCAGCGCAGTGCGAAGTTATCGCATTCCCAGCTGGATATCTACCACCAGAGTTTAGACTTGAAAAGTTTATCAACCGCGAAGACCACATCGATGTTGGCTTCCTTACTCCTATAACAACCATTGCTTCTGCTGCTAATATGAAAACTCAGCAAATAGCAACCCTAGAGGATTTCTTCTCATGAGTACAAAAAGATATGAATTTGATTTCGGATTTAGCGCAGTTGATGATGATGAACTAAGACAAATGACTGGTGTTTCGATTGAAGTCGAAACAGCATATACTGAAGTTGAAGATCTGCGCCAACGACTAGAAATTGCGCAAGCTATGATTACTCCGCTTCTTAATAATTTAATGTTAAACCCAGAGAAAAAATATATTTTATGGGAAGATCGTGTTGCTAAAGTTAAATCATTCAAGAAACAAATTGATTCTGTATTTGACACTAACAACAAACTAACATGATCAATAAAATTGCACTAGCTGTAGCATTGCTATTATCTGCAGTGGCAGCATACTATTCTATTGCTGGTCTTGCTGCTATTTTCAGCGGAGCAGTTGTAGCAATTGTATTGATGGGTGTATCCCTAGAATTAGGTAAGGTTGTAACTGCTTCTTGGTTGTATCGCAACTGGGATATTTGTCCACGATTAATCAAATGGTATCTTTCTTTTTCTGTTATAGTTTTGATGTTTGTTACTTCAATGGGAATATTTGGATTCCTATCAAAAGCTCATATCGAACACAGTTCTTCTCTGGGCGATAGTGTCTCAAAGCTAGAGATATGCAAAATCAACGAACAGCTAGAACGTGACAAGATTACTGATGCGCGTCGAGTATTAGAACAGCTAGATAAATCAGTAGAAGTTCTAACGTCGAACAACAGGCTGCGCGGAAGTAGTGGTGCCATCGCGGTGCGATCTTCTCAGAAACAAGAACGTCAACAACTAACAGAAACAATTGCTAATTCTAATCAAGCTATTGCTAAAATTAAGGCTGACTGCGCTCCACTAGAAAAAGAGGTTCGTGGAGTTGAAGCTGAAGTCGGACCAATTAAGTATGTTGCTGAGTTAATCTACGGAGAGACCAGCGACCAATTGTTAGATAAGGCAGTTAGATGGGTTATTATTGTTCTGGTGTTTGTTTTTGATCCTCTTGCAATTCTGTTATTGATTGCTGCGAACGTCGGACTATCGCAGAAACAAGCCAAATTCGAAATTGTTAATGGGAAGCTACAAAAAGTCTTCAAATAACTTTACTAATTCGCTGTAATAGCGTATAATATGATTATATCCATGAGAGGTTTACTATGTCTGCATTGCTTGAAAAACTAAAGAAAAACTCAACTATTAAAGAAACCAATATCCTAGCAGATTCTATAATCTTTGCTAAGAAAGATATGGTTCCAACCAAAATCCCAGTAATCAACGTCGCGTTGTCTGGTCGCCTTGATGGTGGACTAACTCCAGGTTTGACGATGTGGGCTGGTCCATCTAAGCACTTCAAGACTGCATTCAGTCTGCTGATGGCAAAGTCCTATATGGACAAATATAAAGATGCAGCTTTGCTGTTCTATGATTCGGAATTCGGCACACCGCAGTCGTACTTCGAGTCATTTGGTATTGACCAGTCGCGCGTAATGCATACTCCTATCACTGACATCGAACAATTAAAGTTTGACATCATGCAACAGATGAGTGAGCTGAAGCGCGGAGATAAAGTAATTATTCTAATTGACTCTATCGGTAATCTTGCTTCTAAGAAAGAAGTCGAAGATGCACTTGAAGGAAAGTCTGCAGCTGACATGACTCGCGCCAAGCAGTTGAAGTCATTGTTCCGTATGGTTACACCACACCTGACTATGAAAGATATTCCTATGGTTGTGGTCAATCACACCTACATGGAAATCGGCATGTTCCCGAAAGCAATCGTGGGTGGCGGTACTGGTTCTTACTACTCTGCTGATAACATTTACATCCTTGGTCGCCAACAACAAAAAGATGGCACTGACTTGACTGGTTATAACTTCATCATCAACGTCGAGAAGTCGCGTTATGTTCGTGAGAAAGCCAAGATTCCAGTGACCGTTTCGTTTGATGGTGGTATTTCAACTTGGTCTGGTCTGCTAGAAATGGCAACAGAATCAGGTCACGTAGTCAAGCCAAGCAATGGTTGGTATTCGCGCGTCAATATGACAACAGGTGAAGTAGAAGATAAGAAGTTCCGTATTAAAGATACAGATACCAAAGAGTTCTGGCTACCAGTACTCGGCGACCCTACTTTCCAAGAATGGATTAAACAAAATTATCAGATCGCTAACGGTGCCATCATGAGTGATGATGAAGTCAGCGAAGTATTTGATGGAATTGAAGATTAATGATTGAACAACTAATACTGTCGAATCTTGCATTCAACGAAGAGTATAGTCGCAAGGCTCTACCCTTCGTTCGAGAAGAATACTTTGCAGATGATTCCCAGCGACTTATCTATCAACTCGTAAAGGAATACATCGACAAGTACAACACGCTTCCTACTCGGGAAGCGTTGGCTATTGACCTGTCTGGTAAAGACGGAGTCAATGGCGTGCGCTTTGAGCAAGCCAAGAAACTAATCGGCGACTTGGCTACCGAAGAACACACAATGGATTGGCTGGTTGACAAGACTGAGAAGTTCTGTCAGGACAAGGCAATCTATAACGCGATTATGCAGTCCATTAAAATTATGGACGACAAAACCGAATCGTCGCGTGGCGCGATTCCGAAGCTTCTTTCGGACGCTCTCGGTGTCAGCTTTGACACTAACATCGGTCACGACTTCCTTGAAGATTATGAATCTCGTTTTGACTTTTATCATCGCAGAGAAGAGCGTATCGAATTTGACTTAGATTACTTGAATCGTATCACTAAAGGTGGACTTCCGAGGAAAACCTTGAATATCATTCTTGCTGGTACAGGTGTGGGTAAGTCCCTCGCTATGTGTAGCTTTGCTTCGGCTAACCTGATTAAAGGTAAGAATGTACTCTATATTACTATGGAGATGGCAGAAGAGAAGATTGCTGAAAGGATTGACGCAAACTTACTCGATACGAATATCCAAGATCTTGAATCGTTGCCACGCGACACCTATCAAAAGAAAGTTGACCGAGTCCGTCAAAAGACAGTCGGCAAACTTATCGTCAAAGAGTTCCCGACTGCTTCGGCTGGTTCTGGACATTTCCGTCACTTGTTGAACGAGCTTCGTCTAAAGAAGAACTTCGTTCCTGATATTATTTACATCGATTATCTTAACATTTGTTGTTCGTCCAGAATTAAGTCTGGCGCCAATGTCAACAGCTACACTTACATTAAGGCTATCGCTGAAGAACTTCGCGGACTCGCCGTAGAATTTAATGTACCAGTTGTATCTGCGACCCAAACTACACGAGGTGGATACAGCAACACCGACGTAGGCTTGGAAGACACTTCAGAGTCTTTTGGTTTGCCAGCGACCGCTGACTTGATGTTCGCTTTGATTACATCCGAGCAACTAGAGTCCCTTGGTCAATTAATGGTTAAGCAGTTGAAGAACCGCTATAATGACCCTACGTTCCACAAACGATTCGTGGTTGGTGTTGACCGAGCGAAGATGCGATTGTATGACGTCGAACAATCAGCGCAATCCCTAAGCAACGAAGAGGATAAGCCAGCGTTCGATAATTCTGATTTCGGAACACGCATGAAAACTAGTGAAAGCAAAGGAAAATTCAAGGAATTACAGTTCTAACGTAAGTCGTTGATTTTACAGGGTTTTTATCCCATTGATTTTCATACCGATTTTAATACCCTTGCAAGTCATTGATTTGTAAGGGTTTAATTGTTTTATTCAACGACTGTTTCGCGGTATAATAGGTGTATCTGAAAGGAGTACCACCTATGTCTCAATCGTTCTACGAATATAACTCGTCTAAAGAATATCTCGCGCGTCTAATCGCGACAGAGAATATCAGCGTTGTTCGTTCTGCCACATTTTCTACTGCGTCTTTCGATCCGAAAGCGCGCACCATGCATATGCCAATCTGGCGCACCAGCGAAGAAGTCTATGACTTGCTGACCGTTCACGAAATGGCGCATGCTCTTTATA